TTGCAAAACGGATTCAAGTCCGGAACGTTGATTAATATGCCGTCTGGATTCCCGGAATCAACCGAAGAATTGAATCGAATAACCGAATCAATAAAAGGACGAACGCAATCGGTTGAAGATGCCGGCGAAATAATTATAACTTTTTCCGACGGCGCTGATTTAGCACCGACGGTTCAACAATTGAACGGCAATGACCTTGACAAGCGATATGAAGTCACAATGCAATCCGTTCAACAAAACATCCTTGTCGCGCATTCCGTAACCGCACCGACATTGTTCGGCGTTATGCAACAAGGATCTTTCAACGCGGCGGAATCCGGTGATTTATTCGAAATATTTAAAACAACTTATGTTTCAACGCGTCAAAAACGAATTGAATGGATGCTTAACTACATGGCGGAACTTGGCGGTTATATTGGAACTGTGAAATTGGTTGATGTATTGCCGTTGAAATCGGTTGCAAAAGAAACAACCATTGAACCGGTTGCAGCTTCGAAGCATCAGTTTTTAAATGACGAAATCAAAATCTTTTCGGAATTCGGTGAAAGTCAAGATGACTATATTGTTTTTTCATCACATCCAATCGCTTGGAACACATCGAGCGAAGAAGTTTTTGCTCGTCATGATTTAATGTTTGAAACAATTGGCGAAATCAAAATTCAAATGAAAGATTTTGACAAGAATGTTTTGAAGATGTTGCAAGATGGCGAAGATTCAACCGCGATTGCGAAGGCATTGAAAACCGACATCACAAATGTTGCCAAATCAATAGAAAATCTTCGCGGTTGGTTGTTAGTTGCCGAAGGTGACGTGACGCAACTTGGCGAAAACTTACTTGAAGATATACAAATCGAAGTTTCGGATTTTGAAGTTCGTTATTCTTATCGAACCCGTTTGGATGTTCCGCCGGTTAAAACGGAATCACGCGAATTTTGCTTGAAATTACTTTCATTAAATAGATCTTATTCACGCCAGGACATCGACACAATATCAACGCGAGTTGATCGCGATGTTTGGAAATATAAAGGCGGTGACTATACGAATCCGGACACCGGAAGAACAACGCCCTGGTGTCGTCATGAATGGTTGCAACAATTAGTCATCAAACAAAAATAAAATTATGAATTATCTTTTATCCGTTGACAATCTCAAAAAACTTGGATTGATCCATTCGAACACCGACACGAAAATTCTGGCGGTGGCAATTAAACGAAGTCAAGACATCCAATTGCAACCGGCATTGTCGACACCTTTGTTCAAGGCCTTACTTTTGCGCGTTCAAAATAATACTTGGACGCAAAACTACCTTGATTTAATGAATGACTTTGTCGTTCCTTGTTTGGTTGCGTTCGTGGACTATCGTTGCGCGTTACTACTCAACGAAAAATTGACGAACAAATCGGTCGGACGTGTTCAAGATGAAAACATTCAACCGAACACCGACAGCGAAACAAGCGCTTTGCGCGACCAATTACGAAAAGACGCGTATTTCTACAAAGAAAGATTAATCGTTCATCTTATCGCTGATAATGGCGTAAAATACCCGGAATATATTGAAACGAATTCAAGTCCCGGACATTGTTCCGAAGACATGCGAAAAGATCGTTCAGGTTACACACCAATTAATTTTATTATATGAAATTCAAAGCGTCTAAAAAACAAATTGAACAACTAAAAAAATTTTTAAAACAACATGGAAAGAACGCTGAATCAACTAAAACGAGAATTCGAAATCATTGCGACGCAACACCGTCAAATTAATGATTTCTTTTTTGGCGATTATCTTGACGCGGTTTCACGCGACGCCGTCCAATATCCGATAATGATTATCACTTTGCAACCTGGAACAATCGGCGACAATTTTGTCGGAGTCAATTGCATTATTTCAATCGCGGACAAATACAACGTTCAAGAATATCGCCAGATTGATGAAATTCATTCCGATTGCTTGTCCATTTGCAAAGACATTCACACGACATTCAAGCAATGGCGATTTGAAGATTTCCTTGACGTTGAAGGAACAATTGCGACAACGCCATTTATCAACCGATCGCACGATGTTACGGCCGGATGGACGATGAACATGGCCGTCAACATTTACGACGAAGAAAATTGGTGTCAAATACCTTTCGACAATTACGATTTTGAGAACAATTAATCATAATACATTATGAACAAGCATCTTCGATCGTTAGCTTTTTTGTTTTTTTCCTTTGCTTATTTGACTGCGGTTGCAATGGCGTTCGAAGATTCTTTGTTTTTAAAATTTGGCGGGGTTGCGCTTGGATTATTTTTAACACATCAACTTGTTGATCAATTTGCAAATAAATGAAATTACAATTAATACTTTTACTTGCAAATATTCGCCTGGCATTGCCAAAATTACTTGGAATTATCGGCGCGTTTTTTTTACCAATATCCGGAATTTTATTTTTGATTGGATTCGCCATCTTTGTTGACACCTTGACCGGAATTTGGAAGTCTAAAAAATTAAACATTCCAATCACATCGCGAAAACTTTCCGCCATTATTTCAAAATTGTTTTTATATGAACTGGCGATCATTGGATTTTACTTGATTGACTATTGGATCTTAAATGATATTATCATGACCTTCTTTTCCGTTCCATTAATGTTGACAAAAATTTTGGCCTTGACATTGGTAAGCATCGAAGTGATGTCCATAAATGAAAATTACATTTCAATCCGCAAAATTTCAATTTGGGATTCTCTTCGAAATCTATTTTTAAGAGCGAAAGAAATTAAACAAGATCTAAACGAAATAAAATGATAAGGAAATTATTTAATTATTTGAATTTTCTGCAAAAGGAAAAGATAAAAGCAATGATTTATTCTAAAATTTGATTATGAGTTACACACGGGAACAAATTGAAAAGGCGGTAAAAAGCAAAGGATTCGTTTGGTTCAACAGTGCCAAAGATTACGACGTCAACATTGTTGGTGTTCGCAATTTAAAAAGCGGAAAAAAGGTGACAAACGAATTCGACGATGTTTTGACCTTGTCTTATAAAGTTAACGGCATTTGGCAATTTCATGAATGGACAATCACAACCGATCCAGGTAAAAAACCGACGGAAATTTTAAGAAGTTCGCGAGGGGTTGCCAGATTAGTTCCCGGACAATATCGCGGGGTGTACGCGGTTAGCATGCATAACGGAAAATATCAAGCGCTTTGTCAAAGGTTGGGCAATGTTTCGGTTTATCGCGACAATAATAAAGACAAAATTCAAGATGAAAAAGTAATTGATTCCGGAATGTTCGGCATCAACATTCATCGGTCATCCATTTACAAAGATCCGTCTTATGTTGACTATTTTTCCGAAGGATGTCAAGTTTTTAGATACAACGCAAATTTTGTGGAATTCATGAAAATAATTAATAAAGCAAAGGACGCGTTCGGGAATAAATTCACTTACACTTTAATCGAGTTGTGAAAAAGTTAATCGCATTTTTAAGCCTTTTAACGATGTTTGGTTGTTCGTCCGAACGAATGGCACAATATCACTATAAAAAGGCCTTAAAACACGGCTTGAAGCTTGTTCAAGATAGCGACACAATAAGAATAGCAACCATTGATTCAATTGCTTATTATGTCAATGATACGATACGATACGAAAAGATACTAAAATTCACCGATTCCATAGTGTTTTTTAAGAATGTTTATATTCCCAAAACGAAATGGCAAACTAAAATTGAATATCGCTACAAAACGCAATTGGTAAAACAAGACGTTTTGAAATACAAATACATTTATAAAGATTCCAAAGAAAAGCGCAAAGAAGTTCAACAAGAAAAACGCAAAACAAATTGGAGTTTGTTTTTTTGGGGTTTCTTGGCCGGGTTCGGAACGTTTTTTATTTTGAGAATCGTTGATAAATTAAGACGAATCGTTTGACGAGCAAATTTAGACCGCGATTAAAACCGGACGAAGCCGAAATTTTAAGTCAATATCGCGCGATTAAAAGAACGGCCAACGAAATGGACATCGATGACAAGGATGTCAAACATGGTTGGATCAAGAATAAAACCGCATCGCTTTTCTTTAAGAATCCAAATTTCAAGACCGAAGATCAACAATCATTCGAAGCGATAAAACAAGAAATCATTGATTCGATTTCGAACTACATTCCGAAATACATTCCGATTGAGCGCGAAGAAGTGATTGAAGGTCATTTATTGGTTGTTGATCCTGCCGACATTCATATCGGTAAACTTTGCGAAGCTTTCGAAACCGGCGAAGATTACAATTGCCAGGTGGCCGTCAAACGAGTTCGCGAAGGTGTTCAAGGAATAATAAACAAGGCGAAAGGATTCAACATCGACAAGATCCTTTTCATTGGTGGCAATGACATTCTTCATGTCGATACACCCACGCGAACCACAACCGGCGGAACACCACAAGACACGGACGGAAATTGGTATTCAAATTTTTTAACCGCGAAAAAACTTTACGTTGAAATTCTTGAAATGCTTTTACCAATCGCGGACGTTCATTTCACATTCAATCCGTCGAATCACGATTACATGTCCGGGTTCTTTTTAGCCGATGTCATCCAGACTTGGTTCAAAGATTCAAAGAACATTACTTTCGATTGTTCGATTGCACATCGCAAAGGTTTTTTGTATGGAAAGAACTTGATCGGAACGACACACGGCGACGGCGCGAAACAACAAGACTTGCCATTGTTAATGGCTGCGGAATTTCCGCTTGAATGGAGTTTAACAAAACACCGCTATATATATAGTCACCACGTACACCATAAATCTTCGCGCGATTACATCGGAATCACGGTTGAATCATTGCGTTCGCCGTCCGGCTCGGATTCTTGGCATCACAAAAAAGGCTATTTATCAATTAAGGCGGTCGAAGGATTTATTCATCACAAAGAATTCGGCCAGGTCGCCAGGTTAACGCACATCTTTTGAAATAAATGTCAAGTTTTTTGCTTAATAAACTGGACAAATAGACTAATATATTAGCCAATTAACCGCCATTTGTCCGTTTTGGTTAATATATGTGACATTTTTTTCCACGATAATCGGATTGATTCCGATAATGTAAAGTAAATTTTCTATAATAACGCTTTTTTGTTAGTTTTATTTAGCCTTATTCAGGCAATAACCTTATTTTTTACCGCAATTTTAAGGCAATAACCTTATTTCTCATGTTCAAATTATTGAATTATCTATACACGAGGACAAAATATGTCCATTTTTTACCCTCGTTCCTTATTTAGAATCATTATTGATAGTTGATTAATTAAAAAAAATGTTGATATTTATTTGCATATATGAAATTACCGCCGTAGATTTGTCTATATCAAAACGGAAAAAATATGAAAACAACAATTCAAACAACTGATTTTACTGATAGTACACTTCAATTATTTAATGAAGCAAAAGAAAAAAATTCATTTTTATTAACTTGGGATTTAGTTAGATTATTAATTGACAATGATTATCCTGTTAAAGATGTGAAACAATTTATTAAAGCAAATTTTAGTCATTATAAATTTTTAGATTATTCAATTTAATAAAACAAGGGGTGCGACTTGGTAACG